AAAACCTGGTGTAAAAGAATTACCACTAAATGAATTAATGTTATGGGACTCATTTAGTTATAACGTAAGTGTTACTAGATTCTATCAATTACAAGGTTGTAAAATGTTATATACTTCTCGTAGAAGAAAACAAAGAGAAGGCACATATTTATTTACAATTGATTGGTGTGCAGGTGATTATAACGAATTAGATTTTGGATATGCTGAAAAACCAGATCAACATAAATGTGGTCATGTAATAGAATTAGATGATGGTAACTATGCAATCCAACCCAACAATAGACTAAGGATATTTGATCCTTCTATGGCTGCTGATCCTAGCAAACCTCTTATCCATAGATTAGTTAATACTAGAATATGGTCTGTCGAAGATACTTCTAAGTGGATTACTGATGAAGATCAAGAAGGAAGTTATGACTATGAATACAAGGAGATGAAGAATGGCAAAGAAGAAAAGCACAGTAAATAAAGCAGGTAATTATACAAAACCTGGTATGAGAAAACGTATGTTTAACTCTATCATGGCTGGATCAAAGGGTGGAAAACCTGGACAATGGTCAGCAAGAAAAGCCCAGATGCTAGCGAAAAGATATAAGGCAGCAGGAGGGGGATATAAATAATGGTTAAGAAAATAAAAAAAGTAGCTAAGGCTCTAAAAAAAGCATCAGCTTTACATAGAAAGCAAAGCAAGATTATTGAGAATCA